CTTCCTCACGTGCGCGTGCGTACGCACACGCGCGAACGCGCGCACGTATAGCGCGATGCCCCGGCAGCCGCGCTGTCGGTATGTTGCAATCCACCGACATTTGCAACAGCGAACCACCGCACCGAACCAGCAAACCGTTGCAACGCAAGGACTCCAGCCGATGACCCAACAATCTAAAAAGGATTATGCCCCCAGCCGTGGGGCTGGGTGGCAGCCGTTAATGGTAGCCGGGGGATCGCATGGTCGGTCGATCCGGCCCCAGCCTTCAGGCTGGGGTGGGGGCCTGGCGATCCGGGGACATCGGTAGAACCGATGTCCCCGACCCACCCCGGGGGGAGGGGGTGAAAAATCGTATATAACCCCTTATGCGGATTTTTGGGCTTCAAACCCAAATTCCAATATTTGCCATACGTTACCAGCGCCGATACGCCGATTGAGCATTGACCCAATCACCGTACTCGCCGATACGCCGATATCCATACTCGCTGATCTCGCAAAAACTCTACAGAAAACTAAAGTATATCCGTGGTAAGTTGATATCATGAGAAGTATCTCCGAGAGAGGAGGAAACAATATGCCGAGTGAAGCATCGCTCGCCAACCTGAAGAAGTTCACATCCGATCAGGACCGGGAACAGTGTCGCATCAACGGCGCGAAAGGTCATGCGGTGATGATGGAAAACCGGAAAAAGGCGAAGCGCATGAACCGCGCTATGAAGTGGCTGCTACAGTCGAAGGACGTGGTAAGTGACGAGGATATTCGCGACAAGCTCGTTCGCCTGGGTGTGGTTGACGAGGACGATAACGGCGCCACGAACGCCGAAGTCCTTGCCCTGGTCGCCCTACGCAAAGCCGCGAAAGGTGACGTTGAGGCGCTGAAGTTCGTCCGCGACACTGCGGGAGAGGCTCCGAAGAACCAGGTGGAGCTGTCCGGCGACATCGACAAACCGGTCACCACCCTCGACCTACGCTCCCTTTCCACCGAGGAGCTGCTGCGTCTGGCTGACGAGACCGGCGCGGACGAAGCTCCCCCGCTCCAGCCTGAAGAGTAAAGAGACAGTTTCATCATAGAACCGTTCCCCCTACCCCACCCCCGGGTAGGGGGTTCGCGTTTTCCCGCTCCCCGCGCTATACCCCCAAAAAGGAAGTTTACATAACCAACAACCCAATTATCTAATCAGGAGGAACCAGACAATGATTTTGAAGCACATGTACTACGACCCGGAGGAGAAGGTCCCCCACGTCGTCACGAGCTGGACTGAGGGCATCATCGGCGCGAAGATGTCATTCGACGAGAACTGGCAGGCTCCGGTCCTGTCAGTCCGGTTCAAGGGCGAGAAGGAGCCCATCAATTTCATCGTCCATGAGGGCGACGGCATGTACCTGTGCAACGACGAGGGCAAGACCATCGAGGTGCTCAGTCGTCTGCACACCCCCGTGAGCGAATAAAACATTAGGAGTGACTGCTATGCCTCATTTGATCTATGCCAAACCCGGCGAGCCCGCCGTGTATATGGTGACGCCGCAGGAGATGGCCGGCGATCTGAACACCGTCCTGCCGAACGCCGCCATCGGCACCATCGCCACCCTCTGCGGCGGCGCGGATAAGAAGCAGAAGGACATGAACGGCAACTGGAACGCTGAGGGCCAGATGCCGACCCCGAACGCCGTGTTCACCGCGACCGGGGCCAGTACTGGTACGCTGTCCAACGTGATGACCGGCATGACGTACAAGATCGGCACCGGCGACGCCGTGGAGATCAGCTCCACGTCCGTCAACCTCACCGGCCTGTCCCCCTGCACGATCAAGGTGGTGCTGACCGGTACGGTGGACAGCCCCGAGCAGGTCATCACCGTAACGCAGGCCGAGACCCCCGACCTCACTCCCGTTCAGCCGGACCACATCGGCGGCAAGGGCAGCATCCCGACTACCCCGGAGTATCAGTACAGCACGAACGGCACGACATACACGGACTGCACCGGCCCGCTCGAGAACCTCGACCCCGGCACGTACTACATCCGTCGGCCCGCATCCGGTACGGTCCTCGCCTCTTCGGCGCAGTCCATCTCCATCATCGAGTACGAAGGCACCCCGGAGGAGACCCCGACCGCCACGTTCGAGTGGACCGGCGAGGGTACCGGAACCCTGTCCGGTCTGGTGGACGGCGCCCACTACGTCGCATCCGGTGCGGCGACTGCGGACTTCACCGCAGACGGCACGACCCAGGACCTCACCGATGTCGAGGCCGGTACGCTCTCCCTCGTCCGTAAGGGCGACGGCGTGCACACCACCGACAGCGACGCCCAGAGCATCGTCATCGAAGAGCCGGGCGATTAACGGAGGTAGGATGGTATGAGCGACGGCGTTATTATCGCGATCATCACATCGGGTGGAGCGCTGTTGCTCGCCATCTGGGCGACGATCGACAGACTGCTCCAGCACAGGCAGGACAAGAAGAACGGTCGGCAGGAACAACTCGACCGCATCGAACAGAAGCAGGACAAGCAGGACGAGCGCCTGGAGAAGCTGGAGGATAGAAGTCTTCAGCAATACAAGTCCATTCTTCGCCTGACCGTCATCGACTCCGATATGCCGATGTCCGAGCGGTTAATGGCCGGGCAGGAGTATATCGACCTTGACGGCAACGGCGACGTGAAGAAGTTCTACGAGCATCTGAAAGCCCAGGTAGATAGTAAAGAAGTTGAAACCCAGTGAGTTCTAATTCAGACCTTGACCTTATCCGCAAAGAGCTGGCTCGGAGAGAGCTGGCACGGCGCGATTATCGTCAGTATCTCCCATACGTCCACGGTGCAATGTGGAAGAAGACCCGCATGAGCGAATACATCGCCAAGCGGGTGCAGGACTTCGTTACCACCGATACGGGCAACGCCTACGACATCTTGGTGGTGAAGACGCCACCGCAGCACGGTAAGTCCATGACGCTGTCCGAGACGCTGCCGAGCTGGTATCTGGGCACGTTCCCGACGAAGCGCGTCATCATGGCGAGCTACAACGAGGACACGGCACAGAAGTTCTGCCGCCGCAACGCAGATAAAATCCGCCAATTCGGCGGCTCGCTGTTCGGCGTTTCGCTGGCCATCGACCGTTCGACCGAGCTGGAGCTGGACAACCGACAGGGGCGCATGATCTCCCGTGGCATCATGTCCGGTATCACCGGCAACCCCGCGGACCTCATCATCATAGACGACCCCATCAAGAACCGCGAGGAGGCTGACAGCCAGACCATCCGCGACAAGCTGTGGTACGAGTGGCAGAACTCCATCAAGTCCCGTCTCGCCGCCAACGCGAAGGTCATTCTCATCATGACCCCGTGGCACGAAGACGACCTTGCCGCCCGCCTTCTCAACAGCGAGAAGAACATCAGTGAGATTCGGCTCCCCGTCGAAGCGGAGGAGAACGACCCGCTGGGGCGCGACCCGGGCGACGCACTGTGTCCCGAACTTGGCAAGGACAATCACTGGCTCAAACAGTTCAAGGACAGCTACATCCACGACGCGCAGGGCGGGTCCCGTGCGTGGGAGGCCCTGTACATGTGCCGCCCCCGTGTGGAGGGCGGCAACCTCGTCGATCGTTCCTGGTGGCGCTTCTACAAGGAAGGCAGCATCCGGGACTTCGGCATCGAGGTCATCTCCGTGGACGCCGCGTTCAAAGGCACGGATAGCAGCGACTACGTAGCCATTACGGTGTGGGGGAAGCTCAACACCGACTACTATCTCCGCTATTGCCTAAATCGTCATCTGACGTTTAGTCAAACTCTGGACGCCATCCGCATGGCGCAGACCCTCTTCCCCAACGCCCAGCGCGTTCTCATAGAAGATAAGGCAAACGGCACCGCGATCATCGACGTTCTGCAACGGGAGATGTTCTGCATCCCCGTCAACCCGAAAGGCGGCAAGGAGGCTCGTGTCAATGCAATCTCTCCGGCTATTGAGAGTGGGCATGTGTTTCTCCCCGAAGAGGCGCCGTGGCTGGATTCCTACATCGATCAGTTCAGCGCCTTCCCGGCAGCCGCGCACGACGACATGGTGGACAGCACCTCCCAGGCCCTGGCCTTCCTGCTGGGTCAGAACGGGACGCCGTACAGCCGAACGCCGAACCCGGAGATCGCCATGACGCAGCACGCTGAAAGGGCGTTTCTGGATAATGACGCGCTGTACGACGTGTACCGAACGAAAGTAAGTGATGACTGATAAGCCGTGAAGAGTCAACAGCAATCGGAGCCGCGGGTGAAGCAGCCGTAACAGCGGCGCTCGCCGCCGCGGGTTTTCACGTGTATGTTCCCGCCTTCGGAAGCCCGGAGGCGGACCTCATCGCCGTATTCGGTGGGAAGATCATCAGCATACAGGTGAAAACCCTGACCGCGGACGCGGACAGTCTTACCTTTGATCTGCGGAACTCCATGAAGCAGAAGTACATCGGGACGGTCGATTGGCTGGCCCTCCATTCCATGCACCACGGCGTAACGGCGTTTTTGAAGCCCGAGGAAGCCGGGTCACGGGTCGTGCTGCGGTACGACCTCGGTACAACGGTACGGCACTACGCGGGAGACTATCCGCTGGAGAGAGTAATCAAGGAGCTATCTGTATGACATATTTCATCTACGGCGTACTCGGTATGCTGTTCACCGTCGCCCTGTTCGCGGGCGGCGTTTATCTTGGCTGGCGTCTCCGCATCCGGTACACGGATAAGACAGCCGCCGCGCTGAAGACCGAACTGAGCGAACAGGAGAAGCGGCGGCAGCGGGAGGACGCGCAGGCGTTCGGCCAGCTCGCCAACTACAGCCCGGAACTGGCGTATGGGCTGGTGAGCGCCGACGACATTTACGACTACGAAAGCGACAAGGGGTGATAGGCGTTGGTCCCGAACGAACGCAATAATGACCTTACCTGGGTGTGGCGATACTACGAAGCCGGTCGGAACTACAACAATTCCCTCGTTCCGAACCAGTACAGCACCGTCAACACCAACTGGGAGTTCTACACGGGCAACCAGTGGATTGGCCTGCCGCAGACCCGCGCCATGCGGAAACTGAGCAAGCCTGTCTTCAATATCATCAAGCGTATCTCCCAGCTCTTCATCGCGTCCCTGTGCTCCAGCGGTACGACCATCAGCTTTGAGCCGCTGGCCTACTACGACGGTGAGAACATCGCCGACCCGGAGAACAACGCCGCCACCTACGCCACCGCCGAGGTCCGCAACCTGTTCGAGAAGTTCAAGATGGACTACAAGATCAGGGATGCGCTCAACGACGGCGCGGTCACCGGCGACTACTGCGGTCACTTCTTCTGGAACCCCCGCGCCATTCCCTACGGCGGCGCGTACGGGCCCTACCGCGGCGAGATCGAGATGGAACTGGTAGACGGCATCGACGTGATGTTCGGCAATCCGAACACGCGGGATGTTCAGTGCCAGCCCTACGTGATGATCTTGGGGCGCGATACCGTGGACCACCTCAAGGCCGAGGCCGAGTACTACCGTAAGAAGTACCCGACCGATAAGCACACAGAGGCCACGATGGTAACGGATGCCAACATCATCCCGGACGCCGATACCTGGGACATGGCGGCGATCGGTGGCAAGATCGAGATCGAGCCCGACGACAAGACCGGCAAAGCGCTCTACGCTTATTTTTACACTAAGGCTACACACGATGAGGTGATGAAGGACCCGGAGACCGGCGAGGACCTGATGGAACCCAAGACGGACGAGAACGGCGACCGCGTCCAGCAGAAGGACGCGAAGGGTCGTCCGCTGTTCGACATGAACGGCGAGCCCGTGTGGGAGATGCAGAAAGTCAAGCACAGCGTCACCACGGTCTACGTCACCAAGGCCACCAAGACCTGCATCATCTACGAAGATATCGACACTGGCCTTTCCCTTTACCCCGTCGCATGGGGCAACTGGGAGAAGCAGAAGAACCAGTATCACGGACGTGCGCTGGTGACTGGCGTCGTCCCCAACCAGATTTTCCTTAATACCATGTTCGCAACGGTCATGCGGCATTTGCAGCTCCTCGGCTTCCCGAAGACCGTGTTCAACGGAGACCTCATCCGGGAGTGGAGCAACGAACCCGGCGAGCAGATCGCCGTCCACGGCCTGCTCCCGAACCAGAGCATCCAGACCGTGGCCTACAACCTCCAGCCTGCGGACATGTCCAACCAGATCATTACGACCCTCGACAAGACCATGCAGTACACGAAGGAGTGCCTCGGCGCGACCGACGCCCAGATGGGTAACGTCAAGCCGGACAACACCTCCGCACTCATGGTCTTGCAGTCTACTTCGGAGGTTCCGCTGGAGAACATCCGCGCCAACAAGAACGAGTGGATTGAGGACATTGGCCGCATCCTTCTCGACATGATGGGCACGTACTACCACGAGCGCCCCATCGTCGTGGAGCGCGACTTCGAGGAACCAATGCTCGACCGGGCGGGTCGTCCCATCATCGACCCCATGACCGGCATGATGCAGATGCAGACCCTCAAGCGGAAGACGCTGGTCCCCTTCAACTTCGACCAGTTCAAGCATCTGTGGTTCAACCTCAGCGTGGATGCCGGCGCGACGACCTACTACAGCGAGATCGCGATGGTCCAGACGCTGGACAACCTCCGCAAGGACGGCACGCTCGACGTGATTGACTACCTGGAGCGCATCCCAGACAAGCTGCTCCCGCGTCGTCAGGAACTGATCGACAAGATGCGGCAGATGATGGGCATCCAGGAACAGGAGCAGACCGCGATGGCGCCCCAGCAGCCTGGCGGTCCCGTCGGCGCGAACAACCCCATCGCGGCCAGCAACGTCCCCGTCCCGGCGAAACCCCAGGCAGGGAAGGGTGGTCCGAACTCCAAGGCGCTTCCCACGATGGGCGGCGCGCTGGACACCGGACGTGCCATGAGCCTTATGCCCGAAGGCGTTCAGGAGGACTTCGGGAACCTTCCCCCGACGGCGCAGACCAGCTTGAAGCGTCTTGCCGGTATGAAGCAGCAGTAATTCGATGCAATCCGCGAAAGCGGCTTGTAAATAAAAACATCTCCCCCGCCACGGGAGAAAGGAGCTAGTAAGCATGGAAGACACCAACGAACTCTATCAGCAGGAAATTCGGGAGGACGATCTCGACGCCATTCTGCCAGTCGGCTACGCGGAGGGCGACGATTTCTTTGACCAAAGCACCTGGACCGGTGAGACCGCTTCGGACAGCGCATCCGAGGGCGACGACACCGATACCGGCGCAGAGGAGACTCCCGAACCGGAGACCGACGATGCCCCCGCCACAGGGCAGGACGCGGACACCAGTTCCACTGATAACGGACAGACCGAGGAAGTCCCTGCCACGGACGAACCGGGAACCACCGAGACGAGTTCAAAGCGCCGGGTGAGATACCAATTCGACCATCAGGATGTCGAGGAGGACATCGATCTCGACGCAGACCTACCCGAAATTCTCCAGAAAGCCAGAAGCGTGGACCGCTACAAAGAGCGTCTGACAGGTGCTCAGTCGGTCAAGGACCGTTTGGAGCGAACCGCCAAGGCACTGAAGTACGACTCAGCCGAATCTTTCCTGGACGCTATTCTCGACAATGCCAAGGCCAGCGAAATGCAGTCGCTGAAAGACCGCGGCACACCCGACGAGATCGCGGAGGACTACGTTTCCCGGAAGTACGCAGACGCGTCTTCGGTCGAACTCCCCAAGACAGTGGAGGAGACCCCCGCAGGGAACGGCGCTCCGGCCCGTGACTTTGCCGCTGAAGCGCGAGAACTGATCGCAGCCCGTTCCGACCTCGTGGGTAAGCAGTTGCCCAAGGAAGTGTTCACGGCGGCGATGCAACCGGGGAAGACGCTGCTGACAGCGTATCTGGACTACGAACGGAAGGTCACCCAGGCCGAAGCGGAGACTGCTCGCAAAGATGCAGAGAAGCTCCGTAAAGAGAACCGCATTTTGAAAAATAACGCGGACTCGGCGGACCGGGCCCCCGTAACGGGAGTCTCCAAGGGCGGGAGGGCCGAAAACAACGGCCCGGAAGACCCGTTCCTTAAAGGCTTCAATTCTGTTTTCGACTAAGGCCCCAGCGTCCACCGAGCCGTGAATCACATTCCAGAAAGGATGATTCAATATGGCAGGTGGAATGAATCTTGCCAGCGCTTATGCCAAGCAGGTTGACGAGCGCTTTTACAAAGAGTCCCAGGCCATGATGGCCACCAACAACGAGTACAAGTTCACCGGCGAGAAGACCGTGAACATCTACTCCATCCCCATCGTCCCGATGGGCGACTACACCCGCAGCGGCTCCAGCCGTTACGGTACCCCCAGCGATCTGACCCGCAACGTGCAGTCCTGCACCGTGAACCGCGACCGCGCCTTCACGTTCATCATCGACAAGGGCGATAAGATTCAGTCCGAGATGGTGAGCGATGCCGGTAAGGCTCTGGCCCGCCAGGTCCGTGAGGTGTGGGTGCCTGAGTTCGACACCTACGTCTTCGCCAAGCTGGCCGCTGCCGCCACCGCGCACGGCAATTTCGCTACCACGGCGATCACCAAGAGCAACGCCTATGAGATGTTCCTCCAGGGCGAGGAGTTCCTGGGCAACCACAACGTCCCCGATAAGGGCCGCGTGGCGTTCTGCTCCTACCGTTTCGCCAACCTGCTCAAGCAGGACCCCGCCTTCATGAAGTACTCCAACATGAGCCAGGAGATGGTCATCAAGGGCGTCCTCGGTGAGTGCGACGGCATCAAGGTCGTCAAGGTCCCCTCCAGCCGCCTCCCCGCCGGCTGCGCCTTCATCATCACCCATCCCTCTGCCTGCACTGCTCCCAAGCAGCTCCAGGAGTACAAGACCCACGACAACCCTCCCGGCATCTCCGGTTGGCTGGTCAAAACCTTCGGCCAGAGGGCAGCGTAATCTGCCTAACGAATCGGGTAAAATCGGTGAACCCGCAACGTAACCATTGACTTTTCTAGGCCACTTTGCTATAATTCAGAGTAATCTATGATGCTTTTGAAGGAGGCAAAAATGGCAGAAAGGTGGACTATTGAACGCGCCAGAGACTTATTCAAGTCCCGTGGATGCGAGCTCCTTGAAACTGAATACGTGAATGACAGAACCAAGATGCGTTATATCGCGACTTGCGGCCACGAGCACCAGTGTTCTTTGAATAACTTTCGTGCTGGGAAGGGCGATCTTTGCAGGGCGTGTCGTATAAAGGATAATGCTCGTAAGGAGAGCGTACCTGACGAAGTTATGAGAGCAGCTTTTGAAAAAGAGGGTTGCCATGTACTGAC